TTACCTCTATCGCAAATCAACAAAGAATTTGTGATGGGTTTCAACATTGTTCCAGTTCAACCTTTTGGTTATAACTATCTGGGTGGCAAACTTCTTGCTCTTCTTGCCTGCTCTCAAGAACTGAAGCATCAGTTTGATGAGAAGTATGGAACAGATCTCAAGTACTTTGAAACTACATCACTATATGGAACTACTAAAGGAGTGTCCATGTACGACGGTCTAAAACCGTTTCTAAGGCACATTGGAGACACTGAGAGTAACTTTCTACCTTTGTTCCACGACGAGTACTTTAGAGACCTTTTCTGGTGGTTTAATGATAATGCCAATCAAGGTGAACGCTTGATTGCTGCAGACAAGTCATCAAAGAAGTTAAAGATTCAAACTAAGATGATCTCCATCATTAGAAATTCTTTGACTGATAGTGACAAACTTAAGCAGTTCAATGATTGTATTGATCATGCTAAATCACTTACAGAAAAGAAACGATACTATCTTGGAGATTTTCGTCACACTGCTGATCAAGCGATTGAGTGGTGGGTCAAGAAAGCAACTAAGAGGTATGATAAGTTGAAGACTGAAGGAAGACTGAGGTCTGAACTTGAAATCTGGTCACCTGGTGTTGATTTGGAGATCATTAGATAATGTGGAGAATCTGGGCAAAAGCACTGGGGCAGAAAGATGGACGAAATGACAGAGAAGCAGATACTGTTGCTGGCATACGCACCCTTATTTTTGTTTCTTACTTGGCTACCAACCTTTTTATTATTAGTGGAGTGATTAGGCACTGGAATGACGTACCAACTAAAAGACTGGTTGAACAGCATCAACCATCAAAAAAATGATCTGTTTGAAGAGGGTGCCTCTGCTAAAGAATACCCTGCATACATTGTCAACCGCTGTTTGTCTGGCGATCTTGATGCAATTATGTTTGCTAATGAGATGAATCTGAATCCCAATCTTGATTCTGATTTACAGTATTATTTTTTGCTAAATACTTTGAGAAAACGGAAACGTTTTAATCCCTGGCTCAAAAAAGAAAAACTTGAAGATCTTGAAGTTGTAAAGTCTTACTATGGTTATAGTAATGAAAAAGCACGAGAGGTCTTGAGCATTTTGAATTCTGAGCAAATTGCATTTATTAGATCAAGACTTGACCGTGGAGGCAAAACATGAGCGTCGTGAATGAACCTGAGATTAATTGGAGTCAGGACATGATGGTTGAAGTCATTCTGGGCGAACCAGATGACTTTCTTAAAGTAAGAGAAACTCTGACACGTATTGGAGTCGCTTCTCGCAAAGAAAAGAAATTATACCAGTCCTGTCATATTCTACATAAACAGGGCAGATACTATATTGTACACTTTAAAGAACTGTTTGCTCTAGATGGTAAGAAAGTAAATCTTACTGTCAATGATATTCAGCGTAGAAATAGAATTACACAACTAATTGCTGACTGGGGACTTATTCAACTTCAAGATGCAAGTTCTATTTCTGATATTGCACCTCTGAATCAAATTAAAGTTTTGTCTTACAAGGACAAGAATGATTGGATTCTAGAAAGCAAATATAACATCGGAAAGAAGAAAGTAGCACAAACCGAATGATTATGTAGGGGGATCCACACCCCCTTTTTAATGCGTTCTGTTATAATTAGTAGTGGATGCCGAAAGGGTCCAAAATTAACAGACGCTTTAGAGGTCACTATGTTTACCGACGCAAATGTTTTCACACTCAGTGTGCCCGAAACCAAACGCTATCTGAGAGACATTCAGAGAAATAGTATTGGGATGGATGAATGGTTTAGGAGGTTTGAGACAGCACATGAATCTCAAACAAATTATCCCCCATTCAACCTAGTAAAAGAAACCGCAACCAAGTTTAGACTAGAGATTGCTCTAGCAGGTTATGGTAAGGAAGACATTGAAGTTAGTACGGAATGGAACAAACTTCATATAGAATCCAAGAAAGTAGAAGAAAGCGAAGTAGAGTATGTGCATCGTGGTGTAGCAAAACGTGCTTTCAATCGCAGTTGGACACTATCTGATGATGTAGTTGTTGGAGCAGTTTCATTTGAGAATGGAATGCTTACAATTGAACTAAATCGAGTTGTACCAGAACATCAAATGCGTAAAGTATACGAAATTGCATAAATATAGAAGGAGTGAGTATATACTCTCTCCTTTTTCTGTATGAAGTATATGAAGAATCTTCAAAAATTCTTAGAGCAATCGGTATCTCATTTTTATCAATCTGATTTAAATGGGACATTTTGGCATGAGAAAAAATTGAAGTCTATTGTGAGACTTCAACTTCTAAGAATTGCTGATGCTTTCATTGACTTCACTGAGATAAGTCCAGAGGCGGTAGTAGACGTAATTTTAGTAGGCGGAAACGCAGGATATAACTATACTAGTAATTCAGATCTTGATCTGCACATTGTTGTAGATACTGATAAAATACCAGATTGCGACGAAAATATAATTTCGGATTATTTTAAAGATAAAAAACACCTCTGGACTTTAACTCATAATATTACAATTTACGGAACACCCGTAGAACCTTATATTGAAACTCCTGGTACTCCTAGAAAGAAATATCAAGGTGTATATTCTGTGATGAAAAATCAATGGATTCAAGAACCAACCACTCCAACGGGTGAGATTGATTCTGAAGCAGTAGATAAGAAAGTAAAGGATTACATCCATCGTATTGAAAATGTCTTGCAGACTACTAACGATGAGAATGTAATTAGAGAACTAATTAAAAAACTGGGTCGTTACCGTGAGTCTGGTCTCCAAAAGGGCGGAGAGTATGGTATCGAAAACCTTGTATTTAAGAGACTGCGAGCAGGCGGGTATATTGACAAACTCAGGCAGTATGTGGTACACTTAAAGGACAAGAACCTATCCTTGTTATGATCAAAATTTTGATGTTGAAGTTGGGAATCATTTTGGTTGCCAGTATTGAAGATATTGGTTCTGAACTTGGTGAACCTGATTGCAAACTAACGAATCCGTTTACCTTGACGCAGAACGTAGACGGCAAGTGGAACGTACTACAACCATGGCCTGAATTTACTAGTCAGAGAACCGCAGTAATTCACTCTGACAGCATCTTGACTATTGTCGAACCGACCAAAGAACTGATCCAGAAATTCCAAGAACTGACTGCTGAATGAAGTTTTACACCAACGTTCAAATGGTTGGTAATCAGTTTCTTGTTCGTGGTTACGACGATGGTCGTCACTTCATGGTGCGAGAAAAATACCAACCAACTCTTTTTGTACCATCCAAAAAAGAGACATACTACAAGACTCTGGAAGGTAACTACGTTGAACCCATCAAACCTGGTGGGGTAAAGGACTGTAGAAACTTCATGCAGCAGTATGCAGAGGTTGAGAACTTTCCTATCTATGGTAATGAAAAGTTTATCTACCAGTACATCTCGGACAATTACACCGAAGATGAGATTAAGTTTGACATCAACAAAATCAAACTGGTTACAATTGACATCGAAGTAGAATCCGAGTATGGATTTCCTGATGTGCATTCTGCAGCAGAAGAGATTCTGTTGATTACGCTACAGGATTACACCACCAAGGAGATTATCACATGGGGTAAGGGTCCATATAAGATTAAAAAAGAGAACCACTTCTACAAGGAATTTAACAACGAGTATGATCTCTTGAATGATTTCATCAACTGGTGGATGATTGAGGAGAATACTCCCGAAGTTATTACTGGTTGGAATAGCAACCTGTACGATATTCCTTATGTTGTTCGTCGCCTAGAGAGGGTTCTGGGTGAGAAGTTGATGAAGCGCATATCTCCATGGGGACTAGTGACCGAAGATAAAGTCACTATCATGGGACGTGAGCACATTACTTATGACATCGGTGGTGTAACGTCACTTGACTATCTTGACCTGTACAAAAAATTCACCTATACCAACCAAGAGAGTTATCGCCTAGACCACATTGCATTTGTGGAACTTGATCAGAGAAAACTAGATCACTCTGAGTTTGATACCTTTAAAGACTTTTATCGCAATGGTTGGGAAAAGTTTGTAGATTACAACATCGTTGACGTTGAGATTGTTGACCGTCTGGAAGACAAGATGAAACTCATCGAACTTGCAGTCACGCTTGCATATGATGCCAAGGTGAACTTTGGGGATGTATTTTCTCAAGTTCGCATGTGGGATACTATCATTTATAACTATCTGAAAAAGAGAAACATCGTTATTCCTCCTAAGGTTACCTCTACTAAAGATGAAAAGTACGCAGGAGCATACGTCAAGGAACCGATTCCTGGAAAGTATGATTGGGTTGTTAATTTTGACCTTAACAGTCTCTATCCTCACCTCATTATGCAGTACAATATCTCACCAGAGACACTACAGGAAAATAGATACCCAAACGCGAGTGTTGATCGAATCCTTAAGAAAGAACTTGAGGTAGATTCTGAGTTTGCTGTATGTGCCAATGGTGCAATGTACAGTAAAAATAAACGTGGATTTTTGCCAGAACTCATGGACAAAATCTACAGTGATCGTGTGATCTACAAAAAGAAGATGCTTGAGGCAAAGCAGAAGTATGAAGACAATCCGTCAGAGGATCTGAAGAAAGAGATTTCTCGGTGCAATAACATGCAGATGGCGAGAAAGATTCAACTAAACTCTGCTTATGGTGCTATTGGTAATCAGTATTTTAGATACTACAAGTTGGCAAACGCTGAAGCAATCACTTTGTCTGGTCAAGTTTCGATCCGTTGGATTGAAAATAAAATTAACGAGTATCTAAATAAGTTGCTCAAGACTGATGATGATTATGTTATTGCTGTTGACACTGACTCTGTTTATCTTAACATGGGTCCTTTGGTTGACCGTGTATACGAAAAGCGAGAGAAAACTAATGAGAGCATCATTAGTTTCCTTGACAAGGTGTGTAAGGTGGAACTTGAAAAATATATTGATCGTTGCTACGAAGAATTGGCATCATACCTAAACGCCTATGAACAGAAGATGTTCATGAAGCGTGAGAATATCGCTGACCGTGGCATTTGGACTGGTAAGAAGCGATACATCCTTAATGTTTGGAACAGTGAGGGTGTTGCTTATAAAACTCCCAAACTAAAGATGATGGGTATTGAGGCAGTCAAGTCCTCGACACCAGCAGTTTGTCGTGCTAAAATTAAGGAAGGTATCAAAATCATTCTCACCCAAACTGAGGATGACATTATTGCCTTCATCGATCAATGGCGGAAGGACTTTAAAAAACTTGGTCCAGAAGAAATTTCGTTCCCCCGTAGTGTTAGCAATGTAGACAAGTACAAATCAAGAGAAACTATTTACGCCAAAGGCACGCCGATTCACTCTAGAGGATCTGTGCTCTATAACCACTACATTAAAGAACGAAAGATTGACCATAAATATCCCGTCATACAGAACGGGGAAAAGATCAAGTTCTGTTATCTCAAGAAACCCAATCCCATCGGGGAGAACGTAATCTCCTTCATTTCGGAGTTTCCTGTAGAGTTGGGACTGAATGATTACATTGATTATGATTTGCAGTTTGACAAATCATTTTTGGAACCTCTAAAGATCATCCTAGAGTCTATTGGGTGGTCACACAAAAAAACAATTACCTTGGAGTCATTTTTTATCTGATGGATCTGCCTATTAATGATAACGAACTTAATACTATTGTGAAAGCAATGTCTCTTGGAGGTGATACTGCGCTATATCAAAAACTCAAACTTGTAAAGGAACTGCGTGAGCAGGATCTGCCTTATAAAAAAATTCTTCGTGAACAATACGGGATGGTTGCCTAATGGACTTTCTGAAAGAAATTGTAAAAGAAATTGGTGATGAATACACCCAACTCGCATCAGATATTGATGAGACTGAGACATTTGTCGATACAGGTTCGTACATTTTTAATGCACTGGTTTCAGGTAGCATATTTGGTGGTGTATCTGGGAATAAGATTACTGCTATTGCTGGAGAGTCTTCTACTGGAAAGACTTTCTTCAGTCTCGCCGTTGTTAAGAATTTTCTCGATTCCAATCCCGATGGTTTTTGTCTCTATTTTGATACTGAAGCAGCTGTCAATAGATCACTCTTAGAAAGTCGTGGACTTGACTTAAATAGAGTAGCAGTTACCAACGTTGTTACTGTTGAAGATTTTCGCAGTAAAGCACTTAAGGCAGTAGACATCTACCTTAAGAAACCCGTAGAAGATCGCAAACCTTGTATGTTTGTGCTAGACTCACTGGGTATGCTTTCTACAGAGAAAGAGATCACCGATGCACTAAACGACAAGCAAGTTCGTGACATGACCAAATCTCAGTTGGTCAAGGGTGCGTTCCGTATGCTCACTCTCAAGTTGGGTCAAGCAAACATTCCAATGATTGTTACCAATCACACCTATGATGTTATCGGATCTTATGTACCAACTAAAGAAATGGGGGGAGGCAGCGGACTCAAGTACGCAGCATCTACGATCATTTATCTCAGCAAAAAGAAAGAAAAAGATGGAACAGAAGTGGTCGGCAATGTTATCAAAGCTAAGACTGCTAAGTCGCGTCTAAGCAGGGAGAACAAAGATGTGGAAGTACGTTTGTTTTACGACGAGCGTGGTCTTGATCGTTATTACGGTCTTCTTGAACTCGGTGAACTGGGCGGTATCTGGAAGAATGTCGCAGGACGGTACGAGTTTGATGGCAAAAAAGTCTATGCCAAACAGATTCTTAAAGAACCTGAAAAATACTTCACCCCTGAGGTGATGCAAGCACTTGATGAAATCGCCAATGCAAACTTTAGTTATGGAAGAAACTCTGACGAAATTAATTCTCAGTAATCTGGCGACTAATGACGAGTACTCTCGCAAGGTACTCCCATTCATTAAACCAGAATATTTTGAGACTAGGGCAGAGAAGATTGTATTTGATGAGATTTCTAAATTCATCATTTCCTACAATAAAATGCCCGCAAAAGGCGCATTGGCAATTGAGGTAGACAATCGAAATGACTTGTCTGACAATGAATATCAGCAAGTAAAAGAACTTATAAGTAATATTGTTGAAACAGATCACGATATCACATGGTTGACTGATAACACTGAGAAGTGGTGTAAGGATCGTGCGATTTATCTTGCTCTGATGGAAGCAGTCAGTGTTGCTGATGGTGGAGATGATAAGAAATCGAGAGATTCTATTCCATCAATTCTAACTGAAGCACTGTCGGTATCTTTTGATAATCACATTGGTCACGATTACATTGATGATGCTCAACACCGATATGAGTTATACCACAAAGTTGAAACTAAAGTTCCTTTCGATCTTGAATATTTCAACAAAATTACAAATGGTGGTATATCCAATAAGACTCTTAATGTCGCTCTTGCTGGTACAGGTGTCGGTAAGTCTTTGTTCATGTGCCATGTGGCTTCTTCCATCCTCTTGGCGGGAAGTAATGTACTCTACATCACGCTTGAGATGGCAGAGGAAAAGATTGCAGAGAGAATTGATGCAAACCTCCTTAATGTCAATATTCAGGATGTGCGTGAATTACCCAAAAAGAGTTTTGACACAAAACTTGCTAAACTTGCTGACCGTACCAAGGGTAAACTTATCATTAAAGAGTATCCAACTGCATCAGCACACGCTGGACACTTCAAGGCACTCTTAAATGAACTGGCACTTAAGAAATCATTTAGACCTGATATTATTTTCGTTGATTACCTTAATATATGTGCTTCCTCCCGCTATAAGTCAAACCTTTCTGTCAATTCATATTCTTATATCAAAGCGATTGCAGAGGAACTTCGAGGGTTGGCTGTTGAGACAAACGTCCCTATCGTTTCTGCCACGCAGACCACTCGCTCTGGTTATAGTAGCAGTGACGTTGACCTTACTGACACTAGTGAGTCCTTTGGTCTCCCTGCTACTGCTGATCTTATGTTTGCCCTTATTTCTACAGATGAACTTGAAGGGCTTGGACAAATTATGGTGAAGCAGTTGAAGAATCGCTATAACGATCTCAACATGAACAAAAGGTTTATTGTGGGGGTTGACAGAGCGAAGATGAGGTTGTATGATGTTGAACAGTCTGCCCAAAAAGATATTCTTGATAGTGGTCAGGCAGAGGAAGAATATGAACATAATCAAGATAAACCACAGAAGAAAACATTTGAGGGATTTAAATTTTGAGATTAGAAAGTGCAGATAAGCATTACGCTGAAATAACAAAAATTAATCCTGATGCTCAGATTGAAGTTAGGGTTGAAAAGGGTCGCGCCTTTTTTGTAGTTGAAAATTTTCTTTCAAGACCAGATGATTTCAAAGAGTTTCTATTAGCACAGGCACACTGGCAAAATAAAATTGATTCTACTGGGTTTTCAAGACCTGGGAAATCTGCCCTCTTACCATTGAAGATGGGCGATTTTATTTCTGAATATCTTAGTTCTATCTTTGGTGTAGATGCTTTTGGTATTCATAGCGTTTATACAAATTGTATGAACGGAGATATGAAAGTTTCTGAAAGAAGTAAGTGGCCTCATACGGATGGATTAGGGCATAATTTTCTTGCAGCAAATATTTTTCTAAGTGAAACGTGTCACGGCGGTACTGGATTTTGGTCATTCGATGATGGCACAAAACCAGAACCATATCCATCAATGCATCACTTGAATACTTTTGATAAGAACAAGATTCTTAGATTGACTGAAAGTAAAGTGTTGACGGATTGGGAGCAGTATGATAGTATAGATGAGTGGAAATTGGATTATGTACTTGAGCACAAGTACAACAGTTTCTTTGTTTACTCAGGAATGCTATTTCACAATCCTTATATTCCTCCAACTTCATATCTTGAAGATGATAGATTTTCCTTTGTAACTATGTTAAATCCTTCAGAATCATATAATCTGATTGATTCAAACCCAGAAGTTCAGCAGCAGTATGAAAAACTGCGTGAAATTTTTTACTTGACTATCCCCAATTTTCGATGACTATTGAATTTGAACGCTATCAAAAGTTTGTTGACGCGGTTACTAGCGACGCCTCTACTGATTTTCTCGCACTTTCCGACCGCCTTGTTGCCCTTGATGAGAAGGGTGCCAATATTGAGCGACTTCTTACTGCGGGTGTTGGTATTAATGCTGAGGGTGGCGAGTTTCTTGAAATCATCAAGAAGATGGTTTTCCAAGGAAAACCTTGGAACGACGATAACCGTGAGCATCTTATTATTGAACTCGGTGATATTATGTGGTACGTTGCTCAAGCCTGCATGGCACTCAATGTTTCTTTCGATGATGTGATTGCACGTAACGTCAAGAAACTTGAAGCACGTTATCCTGGTGGCGCATTTGACATTTACTATTCTGAAAACCGTGCAGAAGGTGATCTATAATGAATAAGAAACCACTGACAGTTGAGGAGACAGAAGTTGCTTGTGAGCAGTTCTTTCCTATCTTTGATCTAATCCGCAACCAAATGCCTGTAGAGGCAACTATTGAGGACACACTTAAAGTAATGGAAACTGTCTGTACCTTGGCGCATAAGATTCGTGCTGAAAAAGAAATGGAAGCACTACCCTTTGGGTTCAATAAAAAAACTACAGTTGAACAGTAATAAATATCCCCGTAAGGGGATTTTTTTATGGAAGAGATTATTGGCCTCTTTATTGCGAAGTATCGAAATCGCATGAAAAATATGCGTAAAATGCTAAAATCCAAGCGCATACAGCATTTTGCACAGTTCTACGTATCTTCCCTAGATAAATATAAGGAAGACAAGACAAAATACACTAGACTTAGGACACTAGGTCTTAAGTACATTATGGACCACCAAGACGATATTCTCGCTCAACTTGATACATGAAAAATTTTAGTCAGTTTGTTACTGAGGCAAAAACCACCTCCGCATCCCAGCAGGCAAAGAGACTGGGACTTGTGGGGGATGGACATGGGGATTGGTATGACAAACAGGGTGCTTTGAAAGCGAAAACAATCAAAGGTAAACTGGTATTTTTTGACGGGCAAAAAAATAAGTCCGCAGATCAAGGTTCTCCTGAAGGTCAAGCAGTAGAACCTCAAATTGATCAGAGAGCAAGCAGTGATTCTACTGATGCAAGAAGAAGCGGACCATCAGTAACAACCGCTGATGTCGCACAAAAGCAATCGGGTCGTGCAGCAGGTAGTGGAGCAACTGTAAATCCTCCTGCAGAAGGTGGTCGTGCGCTGACCGTTGCATTTGATAGATTTGACGATGCTTCAGTTGCAGAGAATATGTTTGCTACATTAGAAAATGTTGGCGGACAATATTTTGTATTTCCTAGCAGGAGTGCAGACATCCAATCTTTAAAGGAAGCATATCCTGAGTTTGCGGAAAGTATTATTGATGATAAGGACGCAGAAACTATTTTTGATGTTCTGCAAACATTTAATGAAATGGGACACACCAATATTAATATTGTTGTCCGACAAAGTAGAGCAAATCAAACCGAAGAACTTGTTAGTAAGTATAACGGCGATCTCTACAACTTCTCTTCTATTAATTATATCCCTGTAGAAGAAAGAACAGTTCGTGAACAGTATGTCGATGGTGATATTTTGAAGATTGGTGCCAGGGTAGAGAATAATAATGGGCAGGTCGGAGAGATTATTAGGCGCGGAGCAAACCACTTAATTTGTGTGACAGAAGACGGGGAAATGTTTAAATCCTGGATAAGAGACGTTATTGAAGTATAAATATAATTAACGCTAATCGTATAGAATTGTACAGTAATGTCTAATCCTTTTGCGCCTATTTACGATGACCTGAGAGCGCCTTATCTTGGGGAGAAGAAAAAATGTGATAATGATGGCGATCTTGCCAACAATTATCCTCCTTATGATAAGGTAACTAGAGGTGATGTGATCGCTGGTGCAACTGGCAAAGACCAGATGGGTGGAAAGAAAAAGCACGATTGTGCTAAGAAAGTAAGTTGTGAAGGTAGAGAATTTGATGTCATCCCTGAGATGCACACGATGCTGGAGGATGGCACTGTAACTCATTACGATATCACTGATGGTGAATACGTTTATGAGAATGTTCCCGTTGAAGATCTTGAGATTCTAATTTCTGAAAAGCACGAGCATTTTGACAACTATGACAAGAATGCTGAAGTACTTGGTGAAAAATCTTGCGGTTCGATGAAGAAAAAGAAGAAAGGTTCTTACGCAGAACATTCTTCTTGGCGTGCTGAACTAGGTGAGGTCTTCATTGACAAAGAAGAAGATCAAGAAATGATGGATGTCAGAAAGGGCATCAAGAATAAAATTCAAGTTATGCCCACAATTAAAACTGAAGAAGTTCTTGCTGATGAGCAAGTTAGTTTCACTGTAGGAAGCACTGGTGGAAGTTCTGCTAGAAGACAGCAGAAGATCAATAAGGCTGCTGATGCTGGTGTTCCCAATGCCGCTGCTAAAGCGAAAGGTCCTATTCTTCCTGGCAGCATGGTAAGACTTGCTAACTCTTATGAGATTGATGGTGATCTTGTTGAGGAAGTTGTTGGTAAAATTGAGGGTGTTCTTGAGGGATTCAAATCCATTGATAAGGACAAAGAAAACAGAATGTATCGTCGTGCTGGTAATCTAGCACGCAAGTCTCTTTCTACTGATGACAAAAAAGAGAAAGAAGAAACTCGTAAGAAGTCTGCAAAAATTGTTTCTGCAATTACCAGACAGAAGGAGGATGAGCGTTTCGATAGAGATGCTAGACGTGAAAGAAATCTGGCAAGTGAATCTAAAATGTCTAGTGATGAACTCAACTATTGGTTGAGCGAAAAGAAAATTGAAGAAAAGAAGACAGAACTGGAAAGAGTTACTGAATCAATTCTCAAGAAGTTTTAGAACTCATAAATATTTCAAGCACAAAATTTATCGGTTAGAAACAGATGGCACTTTGGGGTAGTTCTGATAACATCGTAAGCGCGGGTATTTGTACCCTTAACTTGACTGGTGGTGACTGGATTGTCAGTGGTGAAGAGCATAATGCACAGTTTGGTCAAACTGTAGTTGGTGGTGCAAAAACGGGTGATGTTATTCGTTTTGGTACTCGTAACGGCGGTAACTATTTTGGCGATGCAGTAATTGTTAGTATTGCATCTTCGACACGCCTTACTATTGGTTCGACAACTGGAATTTTGAATGCTGGAGGTATCTCTGGTGCTCAATATTTCATCAGTGAACTTCCTAGTTACACTGTAGAAGACTTTAGTTATAGCAATAGAAGTGATTCTGCAAGTAGTGCAGTTGATCTTTCCTATGTTGGTACAGCAACTACCAACTCTGAGATTGGTACAGATACAGTTGCTGTTGTAGTTCCTGGCAGTGCAGACGTTATTGTTGGTGACCTCTTGGTTAATGACAGCACTAACTTTGTTATTACTGCAATCGGTGCAACTGCACTTACTTTGGCATCTAACATCACTGCAGGCATTTCGACAAGCGATTCGATTTCCTTCAAGCGTCTTGTTGATGGGTATGATAAGCAAGTCTATGGTATCTCCACGACTGCTTATGCACCTGAAATTTATGCAAAGGCAATCACTCACCAGGGTTGGGTTGGTATCATGACTTACATTGATTGTCATGGTAATCTAAGAGTTAAGTCTGAGACACTGGTCGCAGCATCTGGTATTACAACTGGCGCAAACGGTATTCAATATCCTTCCTATAAATAATTTCTAACTGATTCTTTTTAATGAAATTTGATGAACTGAATGAAAAAAATGTACTATTCTTCGCTATAAAGTACTACGAAAATCCCAACGCTACCACGATTGAGGATTTTCGTAGTGACATGAGGAGATTTAAGTATATCAAAAGATTATTCAAAAAGTATATGCTTGAGAATGATCTAAAGTACCACTTGATTCTTAATCATATTATTGTTTTGTATAATGTTTTTGGTGACGCTGCTACACCATTAATGTTTTACAAGATTGAAAAGCAGTATTGGCCTTTTTTAAAAGCATTTCTGGTCTTCTTGAATAGATTTCCTGAATACCCCAACTGCACAACTACCCTTAATGATATTAAGGAAGACCTGAAATGCCTAACTATTTTGAATTCTATCTAAGATGAAAAAGACATTCCAACAATTCTGGGAAGAAGTTCCCACCAACAACATTGGTGCTGGTAAGATTGCTGGAAGTCCAGAGGCTGATCCAGGAAATCCTCCTGTACGTAAAAAGAAAAGAAAGAAATATGCCTCTTTAGGATGCGGTTCACGTAAACGCTGGATGGTATAATGTTTACTAATTCTAAGGTAGACGTATTAGAATCAAAACTTACAATCTACGAAGACTTGTCACGCGAAATGCTGTCAAAGTTGGAATCCGCCGTAGAAAAAATATCGGAAGGAAATAATAGAATTGCTCAGATTCTCACCAAGCATGATGAGAGAATTGAGCAGAGCATGAAGACTGATACTCTAATCATTAAGATGATTGATGAGTTAAAAGAAGAAAGTGAGAAAGACCATAAAGTTATTCATGATAGGATCGATAAAATACAGGAAGAACTAAAAGGTTTTTCAAAGTTTCGCTGGCAAGTAGGTGGTGTTTTAGTTGTCGCTGGACTTTTGGTTGGAACTATAAGCAATATTGTTCCTGCTTTTTTGGAGGTTGACAGACCCGCTCAGGTGCGATAGACTGGATACACAACAACTTTTTTGTGATGAGCGTAATCGAACATCGATACATTAGTTTGGTTTCGTCACGACTTGACAAATTTAAAAACGTAAGGCAAAGTCTCTACAACTTTCGCTGTCCTTACTGTGGAGATTCCCAGAGGTATAAGAATAAGTGTAGGGGATATTTGTATCAGAACAAGTCTGACTATAACTTCAAGTGTCACAATTGCGGCACTTCAAAATCATTTGGGTATTTTTTGAAAGACCTTGATCCTACTTTGTATGATCAATATGTTTTTGAGCGATTTAAATCGGGACTCACAGGAAGGGGTACAGTGGTCCCAGAACCCAAGTTTGAGTTCAAGAAACCCGTGTTTAAGAAAAAGGTTTCCATCGACCTTCCAAGGGCATCTAGCGACCCCAGAGCGAGCGATTATTTAAAGAAGCGTAAGATCAATCCAAATGATTTTTATTACGCCGCCGAGTTTAAGAAGTTTGTCAACAAATACAAACATACTTATGATAATGTTCGCAATGATGAACAGAGGATTGTTATTCCCTTAATGTATCAGGAGAAACTGATTGGATTTCAGGGGAGAGCATTAAACTCTTTTGTTCAACCTAAATATCTCACCTTGATGATTGAAGAGGATGCACCCAAAATCTATGGACTTGACACAATTGACAAAACCTCTCCCGTCTACATTACAGAAGGTCCTTTTGACTCAACGTTCCTTCGCAATTCGATTGCTATGTGCGGAGCTGATCTTGATATCAGCAATTGGGGCATCAGCAATCCTGTTTATGTCTATGATAACGAACCACGCAATAGAGAAATCCTCAATCGAATCAGTAAGACTATCGACCAGGGTTTTAGTGTAGTTATCTGGCCCAAGGATGTCACTCAAAAAGACATCAATGACATGTTTCTTGCTGGACATAATGTGCAAGACATGGTAGAATCATGTGTATATCAAGGTTTACAAGCACGACTCAAATTCAACGATTGGAAAAAGGTATGAGCAACGGTACGAAAGTTATTAAAAGATCTGGTGAAACTGAAGGTCTGAATCTGGACAAGATTCATAAGATGGTAGAAAGTGCTTGTGAGGGTCTTGCTGGAGTTTCTGCTAGTCAGGTTGAGATCCAGTCTGGTATTCAATTTTACGACGGCATCAGAACAAATGAGATTCAAGAAATCTTGGTTCGTTCTGCTAGTGATTTGATCGATCTAGATCATCCGAACTATCAGTTTGTTGCGGCACGACTACTGCTGTTTGGTTTGTATAAAGAAGTTTTTGGTCCTGAGTGGAATCAAGGATTTCCATCTATCAAAGAACACCTTGATAGCGGCATCAAAATAAATATCTATGACCCTGAACTACCTAATAAGTATACTCAGGAAGAGTGGGATAAGATCAACGGTTATGTGGACCATGAACGTGATCTACTCTTCACCTATGCTGGACTAAGACAAGTAACTGATAAGTATCTTGTACAAGATCGTAGCAATGGTGGTGTATACGAAACCCCACAAATCATGTATGCACTGATTGCATCTGCAATCTTTGCTGAGTATCCTAAGGAAACCAGATTGTCCTATGTCAAAAGATACTACGACGCGATCAGCAAGCACAAAATCAACATTCCCACACCTATCATGGCGGGGGTTAGAACTCCACTTCGACAATATGCTAGCTGTGTTCTTGTTGATGTTGATGACACCCTCGATAGCATCTTTAGTTCTGATATGGCTATCGGCAGATATGTTGCACAAAGGGCGGGCATCGGTATCAACGCGGGCAGGATCCGTGGCATCAACAGTAAGATCAGAGGCGGAGAAGTTCAACACACAGGTGTTATCCCATTCCTCAAAAAGTTTGAAGCAACTGTCAGATGCTGCACTCAAAATGGCATTAGAGGTGGATCAGCAACTGTCCACTTCCCCATCTGGCACCAAGAAATCGAAGACATCCTAGTCTTAAAAAATAACAAAGGAACTGAAGACAACCGTGTCCGAAAACTTGATTACTCGATCCAGATTTCTAAAATCTTCTACGAAAGATTTATCTCTAATGGGGACATCACTCTCTTTAGTCCTCACGATGTGCCTGGCCTTTATGACGCTTTCGGCACTCCTGAGTTTGATGGACTATATGTACAATACGAAGCAGACCAGACGATCCCTAGAAAAACCATTGGTGCTCAAGAACTGATCCTTGATCTTCTCAAGGAACGTGCTGAGACTGGTCGTTTGTACATCATGAACATCGACCACTGCAATAGTCACTCTTCGTTCAAAGACAAGGTGAATATGAGCAACCTGTGCCAGGAGATCACCCTGCCAACAGATCCTCTTCAGCACATTGATGGTAAAGGTGAGATTGCTCTTTGCATCCTATCTGCTATTAATGTTGGCAAGGTAAGATCTGACGATGAATTTGAAAGTCTATGTGATCTGGCAGTTCGTGGTCTTGAAGAGTTGATTGATTATCAGGATTACCCTGTCATCGCTGCAGAACTGGCAACTAAAAATCGTCGTTCCTTGGGTGTTGGATTTATTGGTCTGGCACACTATCTTGCTAAACTTGGATTTAAATATGAATCTCAAGAAGCATGGGACGCAGTTCATACTCTTGCAGAGTCATTCCAATATTATCTGCTTAAGTCTTCTAATCAACTTGCCATTGAAAAGGGTAAGTGTGGTTACTTTGACCGAACCAAGTATGCAGATGGAATTCTTCCGATTGATACATATAAGAAGGACGTAGATGAGATCTCGGAGGCCAAGTATCAGCATGATTGGGAGGATCTTAGAAAGTCTATACGAGAACACGGACTCAGACACAGCACACTGTCCGCACAGATGCCTTCGGAGAGCAGTTCCGTTGTGTCAAATGCTACAAACGGAATCGAACCTCCTAGAGACTTCCTGTCCGTTAAGAAGAGCAAGAAGGGGCCCCTTAAGCAGATTGTTCCACAATATAACTCTTTGAAGAACAACTACACCCTGCTTTGGGATATGCCTTCTAATGAAGGATATATCAAAGTTACTGCTGTGATGCAGAAGTTCTTTGACCAGGCAATCTCTGGCAACTGGTCTTACAATCCAGAGAACTATCCTGACAATGAAGTTCCCGTATCGGTCATGGCAAATGACTTTTTGACTACATATAAGTACGGTTGGAAGACCTCTTATTATCAGAACACTTATGACAATAAATCTGATGAAGTAAAAGAAGAAAAGTCTGAACTTAGCGCACTAGTAGACCAAATTTTACAAGAAGGAGAGGAAGACTGTGAATCCTGTAAACTTTAGAACTGGTTCATCAAATTCAATGAATGATATTATTTTTGAGGGCATGACTGTATTCAATCCTAACAAGGTTGAGCACAAGAAATCCCCAATGTTTTTTGGTCAACCACTAGGGGTTCAAAGGTACGACTCTTACAAGTATCCAGTATTTGATAAACTCACAACACAACAACTTGGATATTTCTGGAGACCTGAAGAGGTTTCCCTTCAAAAAGATCGTGGAGATTACCAGACACTGCGTCCTGAACAGAAGCATATTTACACTTCCAACCTGAAGTATCAGATTCTTCTTGATTCTGTTCAGGGTCGTGGTCCAAGCATGGCATTTGCACCTTACTGCTCTCTTCCTGAACTGGAAGCGTGTATGAAGGTATGGGAATTTATGGAAATGATTCACTCCCGTTCTTATACTTACATCATCAAGAACGTTTACTCTGATCCAACAGAAGTATTCGATACTATTCTTGATGATGAAAAAATCCTTTCTAGGGCAAAAAGTGTAACTCAAGCATATGATGAGTTTATTAATGCCGCCCATCTCTATGATTCGGGCAATATGTGGAGGCATAATCTAGAAGGGGTTCCTGCCGCTCAACAAGAACTGTATGAACTCAAAAGAAAACTCTATAGAGCAGTCGCAAACGTCAACATCCTGGAAGGAATTAGATTCTATGTCTCCTTCGCGTGCTCGTTCGCTTTTGGCGAACTTAAGCTCATGGAAGGATCGGCAAAGATCATTTCTCTTATCGCCAGGGACGAAAACCAACACCTGGTAATCACTCAGAATATTCTGAACAAGTGGGCAGCAGGTGATGATCCTGACATGAAGAAGATTGCTGAGGAGGAAAAGGAAAACATTACCGACATGTTTAGAGCATGTGTTGAGGAAGAAAAATCTTGGGCAGAATATCTGTTCAAGGATGGTTCTATGATTGGTCTAAATGATAAACTACTTTCTAAGTATGTTGAATGGATTGCCAATCGTAGAATGAAAGCAATTGGTCTTAAACCAATTTTTGATGCACCTGCAAACAATAACCCACTACCCTGGACAGAGCATTGGATTTCTTCTAAAGGTCTTCAAGTTGCTCCCCAAGAAACCGAAGTAGAATCTTACATTGTCGGTGGTATTAAGCAAGATGTCAAAAAGGACACATTTGCTGGATTCCAACTATGATACAAACGAGTGCAGTTTCTATTGCTATGCAACAAATTGAACAACAGTATGAATGGATTGACGATGCATTTCGTGTTGAGAAAGCCCGTTTCATGTGGAAGTCAATCCGTAAGGACACAGGCAAAGATTTTATCTTTGGTATTAGTGAAGAAGTTGTCACCCGCATGACGCGGTGGTATTTGAAGTGTGAACAGGAAGGCACCTTAGATAAATACACCCGTGTTGTTAATAGCGGTTGTGTCGGTGGCAAACTCTAACACTCCTGAGTGGAAAAAAAGAGCATTATCAGATCCAACCTTGACCGACAAACAGGTCGAGGTTCTTTTGTATGGACCAAAATCTCTTGCCCAAGCATGGATGTTGCAATCATTAAAGTATAAATATAGATAGTAACATTGATTTTATAAGTTAAGGCAATGGCAGGTCTATCTAATCTTAGAGAAGCGTATGCTTCTGTCTATGACGCAGAACTACGTCAGGAACTACAAGAAGACAATCTTGAGTATATTGATCTTCTGAGCGATGAGGATATTGAGGACGTTGTTCTTCAAGTTAGCGAGGAACTAGAAGACTTCGGTTACTCTTTGAATGAATCGCTAGAAGCATTTGAAATTCATGCCATTGAACTTGTTGAGGCAAAGGTTACTTACGGTCAAGGCAGCGCACTTGCTGCCAAGGCAAGAGTTGAGAAGCGCAAGTCTGAAAGATCTGAAGCAGAAAAAACAGCACGTGCAGAGAAGCGTGCGGCACGTGTTGAGCGTGTAAAGGGTGCTATCAAGAAAGTTGGTAGCATGGCAAAGGCTGCCATCAAGGGTATGGCAAACAAGGTTGAAATGAAACCTGGTGACTCTTCCAAGAGCACTGCTGCTAGAGTCCAAAGGGCACGTGATGCTGCAGGTGCTGGTGCTGAGAGAGCAAAGCAAGCAGCAGGTGGTGCAGTCAGTGCTGCTAAGGCAGGCGCTAAGAAGAAACTAGCATCTGCTCTAAGATCTGTTGCATCTCCTGGTGGCGCAATCAACAGAGCACGTCGCCAAGTTAACAAGGCAGATCGTCAGTCCAGCGGCGTTGTCAAGTCTGTCGTTGACACTGCAAGAAAAATCAAGGCAAAGGGTTCTGCAGCAAAAGAAAGAGCAGTATCTTATGCCAACAGAAAACTGGGTGATGCAGAGAAGGGTGCTAGAAATCTAGCAAATAGACTTGATCCCCCCGCTAAGAAGGGCAAGAAAAAGCCTATGGGCGAAGATGCTTATCAAATTGCTAGCGATCTTGCAGAGAACCTAGTCGAGCAGGGTTTTGCTAGAGACTTTGAAGGTGGCATGACAATCCTTGCCAACATGAATCCTGATTACATTGAGGAAATGATGCAGGACATCTATGAACTCACTTTCCCCATGCAGGTTAACGTTGCTGATATGAAAGGTAACACACCTGCATATCAAGGATACCTGAAGGGTAAGAAACTAAAGGATGGTTCCCCCATGTACAAAGCAGGTCCTGGTGTTAAAGGCGTTTGATCTAAAAGACAACTAGATAAATACCCCTAGTAATAGGGGTATTTTTTTATGCGTGCCCAGTCTGCTAAAGCAAAGGGTAGACGGTTGCAGCAATGGGTGAGACAGAAACTTATTGAAGCACTGGATATACATCCTGAGGATATTGAGTCTCGTTCTATGGGAGCAGGTGGAGAAGACCTGATCATGGCGCGTGCGGCACGAGAAAGATTTCCTCATTCTATTGAGTGTAAAAACGTAGAGAAACTCAATGTGTGGGAAGCATATGAGCAAGCAAAAGCAAATTGTGGTAAGTATGAACCACTTGTGATTATGAAAAAGAATGGTAAAAAACCATTAGCAGTTATTGACGCTGAATATTTTATTAAACTGTTTGATAAATAGCAAGGACTTGCTTTTTACAAATGGCGTATGAAAATAAAGAATCTCTGCAAGAAAAACCAGAAGAAAAGAAGAAAGGACCATTTGCTAAATTGAGGGATGCTGCTACTGATCATGAAGGTCAGTTGGAAGCAATCAGTACAATGGTCAGACTTGGTATTCTCGTATGGTCTGGTGGTATTTTGACTCTTGCTTATATTAAACTTCCTGCCGCACTTGGTATTCCCGAGCAAAAACTTGATCCCACTTTCATCGCATCTGTCTTCACTGGGGTTCTAGCCACTTTTGGGGTTCAGACTGCAAAGAAGTCTGGTGATGGCACAATGAAAATGGGTGGCGGTAGCAATATAACCAAGGCAGATCTTGAGAAACTTATTGCTGCTGCGGCACAAACAGCACCTGCTCAAACTATCCGTATTGAACAAGCGCCCATTCAGATTGCAACTGTTGCTCCCAAAAAGGATGGCGAACCACCTGTAATGCCCACAGTATAAACCTTAAAAAGTGATGAATGATTGTCGTGTTTATCGTAGTGATACGATAGTGAGATATCAGAATGAGATGATTGAGATACTGGATAGATCAGTATCTCAAAAAGAATTTTCTGAGGGGTATACATGGGCATACGGTAAGTATAATGTCTTCGGACTTACTTCCGCTACTATACCCTTTTATGATTTATTTGTGGATCTTAGAAACGTAATATTTGACTTTGTTCAAACTGATCAAAGGATGTGGATACAATCTTGGGTCAATTATCATACTATTGATGAAGTCTTGGACTGGCATGATCATGGATATCCTTATCATGGATACATATCCATACGTCCACACAAGACTAGGACAGAGTTTGAAGAATATGAGATTAGAAATCAAATAGGAGATATTTACATCGGACCTGGATATCGAAAGCATCGTGTAGTGGTTGATGAGGAATTTGATACTCCCAGAATTACTATAGGTTTTGATGTCCTGACGGAAGATCAGATAGGTCTAAATAACAACTTAGGTATGGTTCCTTTACTCAGATGAACCTATTATTAAAACCCCTGCAAGATGTCAACGATGTGACATGGAGTATCGTTATTTCTTTAGCGATACTACTTGCAGGGGTGATATATGTTATTTACTGGATACTCACTCTGGACGAGCGCGAATCGCTTTCGCAACCGCCTCAAGAAGTTGATCATCCATATCAGTCTTAGTTAGTTTAACTGCCTTACCAAGAATCACGAGACAGACCTCAATGAGTTTTTCTCCAAGTTCCTCATTATCGGGAATCCTTTCGACTGCCGACATGATAACTTTTGACGCTAGTGGAAGTAGAAATGCCATAATATCCTCTAAAGAAATTTTTTGGGAATAAATAACCCTGGTGTATTTAGTAGATGATAATGCAAAAAGTAATTAATGTTTTAGCGGTTTTGTCTTTTGCGGGTGTTGCTGGCATCGTTGGTGGTGGAACTTATGTATATTTGCAGAGAGATGCAATCCTTGAGGGAATCAAAGTAGGAGTAACAAAGCACGCAACGGAAGCAATTACAAATGCTCTTCCTGGTATGTTGAATAGTGCTATGCCAGAGATGCCTAAAGTAACTGGACCTGCAGTATCATCTCCCCCAATTCAATTGCCATAGTTCTATGAAACTTAGATGGATTGTTTATACTTTAGGCGGCATTATTGGTGTCGCTCATATTGGAGTACTTGGACATTTGCTGAACGCATCTAGACCAGAATATCCTATTATTCAATTTCCTAGGGGTGACTATTCTTCTTATGAAGTAGAAGCAACGAGGGATGGATATAAAATTAAGTATAAGGCAAACGATCCTGCTATTCTTAATTCTGAGAGGCAACTAAGACTTGATAAGAAGAGGGGTGGATTATTCGGTGGTGGAGGAATTGAGCACCGAAGAGAATATCGCCATGATCAGTATACAATGGACGGCGTTCGCAACATAGGGGGTGCCGTTGACGGCGAGGGAAAGTTGGGTGCGAAAAGCGAAGAGTGCATTCGGGCGGACGCTGGCGCACGGTCACAAGGTGCGATGGCAGGGACCGCAATTAGTGCTGGTCTCGTAGTCCCAGCAGTTTCTAGCATTCCCTATGTTGGATGGTTGGCATCTGGTTGGGCACTTCTTCTTGGGCAGAAGGTGGGATCAGAAGTTGGTTCTGAAGTTGGTAGTGTATTTAACGATTGCTGACAAAGGATTTCATCGAAAATGAAATATGAATTTGAATATCAATGGGGTGGCGAAGACACTTGGTACACCAAAGGCAAGAGATGGGCAAACAAACAAAAGTTTCCAATCAATCATCTTGCCTTAGGTTTTATTGAGTGGTTGTGGCAACACTGGGTTGATGGTAAAGTTCAGATGGAGATGACTTCTGTTGATAAACAGGCAGAAGAAATAAAAAAACAATGGGAAGAGGAAGAGAAGCATGAACCCATTGTTGAATCCAAATCATCAGAAGTGGAAGGACTTGATGATATTCAAATTAAAAATAGAGCGTTTAATGATTGTTAAATAGTTAAAATAATTTTTTATAATTATGGCACAATCCACTTATCAGAAGCGTGCAAAGAAAGAGGCGACGGAAACTTTCTTTCTCTACGTATTCTTTCACTCTATTTGGACAGGCATTGTTAAATTGTTTGAGGACTAATGGACATTCAAAATATTACTTCTCCCGATATTCAAATTCGTGAGATTGAAATTCCTCAAACTGTAGTCGGTCAGAATTATACTCCGATTTTACTCAGTCCACCAGTAACGCTAACTATCGGCACCCCTATTGTAGATCTTCCTGGTTGCGTAGAAGCACACCCCGATGGTGGTCCGCAACTGGCACAGGATGACCCAAGAGGTGCTAGGACTTATTGTGATGGAAGTGTTCCATCATTTAATCCCATTGAGTATTCTCCAGAGGAGATGCTCATTACAAAACCATCACAGGCAGAT